GTGTCGAACGCTCACCAAAAAACCGCCCCCCTTTGCTTGAATTACATTGAACACACGCAGCAACAAGGTTATCGAGCGTGTCTGCGTTCTGATCAACCAACTTCGATCTGGGAACGATGTGATCAACAGTGTTCGCATGACCACCACAGTAAAAGCACGTATTCTGATCACGTCTCAACACTTGCGACCTAATGCGTCGCCACTTACTCGTTGAGCCGTTGTTGCTCAGGCTGCTGGTCATTAGTGCCAGCCTACGCGAATAAGGTGACGAAGTGCCTTACACGCTGAGCCATCGTATCGATGCTCGATATATCGTAGATGCGCCTTGATCTGCTTACGAGGTGAGAGATCGCGATACCACGTAGAGCGCACCTGACCTAGACCGTAATGACTTCCATTCCTAGCCTTATAGTTCCAACTGCTCTCTCGATGGATGAGTTCTACATAACACTCAAACTCAGTCCAATCCTTTATCTCATTATGAGCATATAACTTCAAATTCATTGAATGGTTTTTCCAACCATAACTATTAGGAAGGCTAACTGATAAAAGCATGAAGAACGCCAAAAGCGTGATGAATAGAGCCCGCCCAGACGCTACTGCCCCTGCTCGGGCTCTGACCCCGCAGGCTGGCAGGCTAAGCGTATCACGGTCGTCAAGTCCATTTACATAACCGCAGGTCAGAGGGCGTGTCGTTTTCATGCCGCCTGATCCTTTGGATAGCAGTCCTCACATAATTCACGCATATAAACCCACTTTCCGCAGCCAATACATCGCTGAACTCGCTTATCTGGGATCGCCATAGCCTGCCGCTTTCAGTAAATAGATCAGGTCATCAGCCGTGAGGATGGCAACCCAATCGCCAACGGCTTTTTCGCCTTGTTTGTCTAGTCTGAGGATCCCGACGCCTAATCCGGTTTCGCGTCTGCGTCTGCGCAGTTGAGCCATAGTCTCGCTAATGACCAATCCGCGTCGAGCCTTGACTTCCCAATCCACGCCGTCGACACCCAGAACATCGCTGCCACTAGCAGCCATAGACGTAACATGAGCGGTCTTGAATCCGTTACGAACCAGATAATCCGCAAAAATCTTCTCAGTCTCCCGACCACGTTGCCTCCTCGATGCGTTGCTCATTTCTATACCCAGACTTTTTCATAGCATTGATGGCAAGCCCAGTTATAGTCAAGCGGATCATGTTCAGCCATTTGGACTCGATAGCCTTGATAACTTAGTAACTGAACGTCACACCAATCGCATTTGACTGGCTTCTTGTTCATTTCACCGGTTCGATCTTCTACCATCCGGCTGCTCGATCCTCGAACACCCATTGACCGTTATTGCCTTGCTTTGCCCATCGTGCTTCGCATTGTTCAGCCTTCGACTTCGCGCCACAGACGAATCCGTGATACGGCTTGCCGGTCTTGGATGTGCCTTCTTTGAGAAGCATGTCGCCATGCTTACACTTGAAGCCCACGACTTGACCGCCGAAGGCTGCTGCGATGTCGGTCGTATCTTGAAACGCCTTCGTCTCGGTTTCATCCTCCCAGACCACGGTTTGAGGTTCGTTGGGAACCTCTTTGACCGCTTCTGATGGCTTGAATGGATGCTGAACGATCGGCGTGTCGCCTCTTGCTACTTTTGCCATCTCCTCGCGGCTAGGTCGCTTACCTTTTGGCGATATTCCGGCGTTAGCCAGCGCTCTTCCGATAGCGCTCGTTTCAGCATTCTCAAGAGCCGAAGTTGAATTGACGCCTCTATCAGAAATCGTTTCCTCTGCCAGCCCTGTTGCGAAAGGCTGGGGATCCGTGTCCATCCGATACAATCGAGCAGCCACAATAAAGCGATTACCTTCGTGTGCCACCAACTCCGTTTCAACGCGACCCGGCGGATAATGATCCCAGAATTTTGCCAATCGTTCTTCGACCGGTTCGTAGTCATTCAAATTCCATCCCACTTATTTCCTCTTTTCCTAATGCGTAATCTAACTGCTCTCTGAAAGTCCAGACGTTTCCTCGTCCGTCCATTTGCGCTTCGTTCGCGCACGGCTGGCAATAAGCCTTAGTGCGACCCCTTCGCTCCTTTGTTTCACTTATGACGATCCAGCGAGCCGGCGTCATGGCGCGAATATGCCACTCACCACCGACCTTCCCGAACCTGAGTTTACAGATGTCGCACCAGATTTTTGAGTCGTGATTGGCTCTAATAGGCATCAAATTCCTCTGGATCGACTGTCGCAAGCATGGCAGCGAGTGAAAGGTAAGCCACTCCGTCCACGTAACCGTCTCGACCTCGATGACCCGGTGTTTCGGCGATTCTGCTGATCTTGACGAGAGCCATACAGACCGCGACTTGATCCGGTGGTATCGGGATACCCAGATAAGCAGACCAAAGATCGGCGATGCGTCGATGATTGATATATGGGTGACCGTAAACCTTTCCTCGTTCACCTCGAATAAAACCTGCTTCATCGAGAATGCTTTGTGGGTTGATTGCCTTCGGCGAATCGTTTTCCATCTTGCCAGCCTTTCCAATAAAAGTTTTCGGTGATTGCCGTGTAGAGCAAACCCAGAATGGGAATGCTGATGAGTGCGATGATGTAATAAATTGCTAATGGGTCAAAACCAATTGCGGTCATGCGCTGACCTTGCTAAGAAATACAGGCGCAGCACCGCAAGCCAAACAAGGTTGTTCCGAGCCATAGGCGCTGAAATAAGCCTGATCTGTTTCGCCGCATTGGTCGCAAACGACATCAAGTAACTTTGGCATTTTGATAGACATAATTTCCCGATTCTGCCGGTGGGTTGAACCGACAGTCGAAGGCTACGCCTTAGCGGTGAGACTTTGCCTGATTCTTTGATAACGATTTCATAACGAAATCAGACGCGGCATCAAAGTCGTCAATATGGTCATCGATGGTGCGGATCAAAGGCACGATCTCATCCATAGACCTTGCCCTCGACCACGAAGGATCCATCACGCTCAATCGGCACGAATACCGGAGTGACCCGGTTCTTATGCTCGTAAATCAGCCCGAAGCCCTGTTGCCAATTACCCGAACCGCCTTTGAGATACTTGGCGTCACGGAAATTCATAAGATTTCCGACCTCGAAGCCCCACAGAATACCCCCTAAAACGCCTCCAGAAGCCTGTGTAAGCCCCGAAAGCCCCGCCCTATGGGTGTGACCACAGACCACCGATTTTCCATGCCTTAGAGCCAATCCTAGGGCTGTTTGACCACCCTTCTGGGACACGGCTCCCTCGTCGCCATGAAGGACAATCCAACCCTTAGCCAACGGCATAGGATCGCGCCAGAATTTGATTCCCAGATCCGGAAGCCCAAGCCAATTCTCGAACTGAAGTTCGGGTAAGGCTGCTAGGGCTGGAAGCCGGGTTTTGATGGAGTTATAGAGCCGGTCGGTGTGATTGCTTCTGACCATATCCGTAACACGGAGGTCGAATAGAACTTCCTGAGTGATTCGTCGATCCCGGTCAAGTGTTCCAGCGAACTCACCGGCAAGACCGCGCTCCCATCGGGACAACTGAGGAAGGTCGATTTCATCGCCAACGGTGGCAACTCGGTCGGGCTTCCATCGCTTGATAAATGCTGCGACGTTTTTGACGGCTTTATGGTCATGATAAGGAACTTGGAGATCGCTGATAACAACGGTTCGCCTAATAGTCTTCTTCTTCCTCTTCGTCATCGTCGTCAATCGGCTTCGATGGCGATAAGACCCAATCTGGCAAGGATTGATCGCAAAGCCAGCCCTGAATCGTTGCGTCGTCAAAACCTGCTCGCTTCATGGACTCAGTCACTTCATAAAGACTGATCGCCCACAGATCAAGAGCGGTGATCGGTTTCGTTCTCTTAGCGGCTCGCTCTTTTGCGCGCAGGCTTGCGAGTTTTTGAGCCTTTGTCTTTCGAGCCATGAGAACCCCTTTCGGTGATAATGGTGGCATAGATGTCTGACTGTCTCGCCGTCAACACGCCGATCTCAGTTTCCAGACGATCCATCCGTGTGAATAATTGATTGCCTATCTCTTGGACAAACTGATGAACCGTCCATCGCAACGCGGCTACAAACGCACCAAGAATCCCGGTCAGACCAGCAATCAGTCCGACCCATTCGGCAGCCTTCACTTTTTGAAAGGCTTCGCGTATCCAAAGACACCGGCAACGACCGACCAAAGAATGGCTCGGTAATCGAGATCAAAGTTCGTCGCTGCCCATGCGCTAAGGAATGCGCCGAGTGCTAGAACTGCTGGATGCTTCATGTAGTCGTTCACGATTCTCCTTAGATTGCGAAGTTGCTTCGATTCCGATCACCCTTGCGAGTGAAACTGACGTGGATATGTGTTTCGTGAGGATTGACCCCGGTATATGGACGCCACTTCCATCCTCGGATCTTCGATGCTATGCGACCCTTATGGATGACGTATTTGATTCGCTTGTCTCCGGCTTTGGCTGCTTCGACGATGGCTAATGCGAGCATTCCAGACGCCTTTGAGTGACCTAATCCGGCGTCGATGTCTATTGCCCTGACCACTCCGTTTCTTCGAGGTGTGTGATCAGATTTCGAAGAATGCTTTGAGTCAGCCACCCAGCCATCAGAACGACGATCGCGATTAGGGTAACGATCGTCAATTTGCTCACGGAGTTGTCGTCCGGCATGGCTAAGCCAAGGGGAATTCTTGGGCAATCCAATCACCTACTTCTTCATCCCAGATATAAACTAGATCATCATTTGGGTAAGGAATCGGAGACTGCCAGATATACGTCTGTGGATCTAATGTCCACGATGGAAACGGTTGAGGTCTATGAAAGCCAATGCCGTCAAAAATAAAGCCGATCCCAGCGTAATTCTTATGAAGCGGAATGCCACCGTTGCGGTGCTCTCCAGCGAAAGTGTTGTAAGACGTTTGAACCCAACGACCACCCAATTCAAGGTCATTGGCAAGGAATTCTTGCCCTCGATGCTCTTGTTCATCTGGAATCACAAGGACTCGAATAACGACGTTATTATCGTCTAATTCTGCGAAATGAGCCATGTTATCCCCTTATTTTGCGTAACGGATAATTACAACGCCGGAGCCCCCGGTGCCGCCACCGCCGCCACCGCCGCCACCGGTGTTCGCGGTTCCGGCTGGTCTATTCCCGGGAGAGCCTGTCGCGCCACCGCCTAGACCGCCAGTTCCATTCGTCGTCCCTGATGATCCACCACCACCGCCGGCATAATAATAATTGCTTGATGATAGTTGCCCGGTGCCGCTATTAGAGCCAAAGTCGTTCAATATCGAATCGTCAACGCCACCACGACCGCGACCACCATTTCCGGCAACTGTTGATGATTGAGCATTTTGTCCGGCTGCGAACGAACCACCGCCACCGCCGCAAGGATAATTAGGCGCACCTGCGCTGAAGGGCTTATCGCCACCTTTGTTCCCATATCCTGTCGCACCGCCGGTATTGCCTTGATTGGCAGCCCCGCCTGTCGAATTTGTAGTCCAGCCAGCACCGCCACCCGATCCACCTGCTAAACCATTTGCGCTGTTGTCTCCACCACCGCCACCATTAGATGTGATGGTATCAAAGACGGCATTACCACCGTTCGTTCCAGCCGCACCATCGAAGGCACCACCGGCGCCACCGGCTTGAACCGTAACAGTCTTGCCTCCGGTTGTAACTGACCGACTGGTCTGAAGGCTTAGTCCACCTGCACCACCACCACCGCCACCATTGAATCCACCACCACCGCCAGCACCAACCACAAGGACATCACAAGTCAAAGTCTGATCTGGTGTGAAAGTTCCAGAAGATGTGAAAGTGTGATACCAGTGTGTTGCTGATGAAGTGATCGTTCCACCGGTAGCCTTTGCGACTTCGGCTTTGCTTCCAATTATCCCAAGAATCAACATTAGGAGATATCTCCTACGACCAACCAAGTGTCTGTTCCCACTTTGATACATGAAGCCGCTGAATATCTTGCTCGAAGTTTTGGAGCCGCTGCGGATGCCCCGGTTGATGTGATGGTAGTCGTTCCAGATGTGACGGCTTGGATAGTCGTCTGACCGGTTCCAAGTTGCGTCACATTGATGATGGATCCAATCGGAAAGGCGACTGATGCGTTCGTAGGAATCTGAAAGTTATTAGCGGTAGAAACGTTCATCCGAACCAATTTGTTACGGTTATCAGTCAAAACGGCGGTGTAGGTGGCAGTCTGATCGTTTAGCGCGACTTTACCGAGACCGTCATCGAAGCCGTTGCCGATGGTGCGCATGGCAGCCGCGCCATCCTTGACCAAATCCGTGTCGTCTGGAAGGTCGATGCCGAAGATTGATGTTGTTGCCATTAGTCGATTACTCCTGTCGCGTTCTGCCAAGTAAGTGTATCATCGACGTCTGCCCAAGTGAGCGTCGCCGTGACCTGATCCCAATCCTGAGCAACCGTCCAGAACTCAGTCGGGCTAAGGGTGAGGGAAACTGAAAGACCTGAAAGCGTCGATCTAAACGTCCAGCCTTCGACGTAACCGACGAACGATCCTGAGTTGATGTTAGCCGGTAGATTCGCGATGGCGACCGGCATGCCCATAAAGACGTTCAATAGGCTATTACGGTTAGAGTCGCTCAGTTCTGGGTTCTGAAGCGCAAAGGTGATCGAATCAAACTTCGACTTGGGAGTAGAGCGAAAGTTGACGAAACGTTCTGCCACCGCCTGAGCGTCAGCGTCCTCGTCCAAAAGCGAGTTGATCGTTCGAGCATAAAGCCCAAACAAATCGATAGACGTTTGGTCGGTATATGTATAAGACGTTCCAAAGTTGTTTTTATAATTGATCACTAAATCGTTTACGATGTCGCCTTGACGGATGGTCGAACGGATGCCGTCCGCCAGCGCGTGATTGGCGTCGAGATTGACGTAACCGTTAGCGATAAGGTAATCCTGACGATGATCCGCGTCTCCGTAGGAAATCAAGCCGTTAGCGTCCTCATATAGATAACCGATGCCAGAATTGGCAATATCTGAGACATAAGAATACATATTGACCGAACTGGCTGATCGGCTGATCATTTCGTATTCGCCGGCATCGATTGTGCCGATTCCGACGTTCTGAGCGTTTTCCCATGTTTCGGTTGCGTTGTAGGTCGCCCACGTCAAAGACGGTGGAACCTCGTTCCAAGCGTTGGTCAATAAAGATTCGAGGATTGTCCGGATTTGGGCTCCATCAAGCGCCTTACTCAGAGAACCTTCCCAGACCGCGTTTTGAAGTTTTGCTAACGCTCCAAGAGCATAGATGTCGATAACCGTGACGGTTGCTTCAGATCCGGTTTGTTCGACGCCTACGGCTATGTCCGAGATACGACCGCCGAAGATGGGAACGAATGTTGATGTCGAGTCTTTTACTTCGATCGTCACCGCCGTATTGATGCCCCACGTGTAGACCTGATTCGTAAGGTTTAGGATGCGAATAGCAGCATAACCAG